TGTTTTTTCTTTGATTAATTAACTCGCTTTGTTGAGTTCCCTGCATTTTTACTCTTTGATCTTTTCTATCTTCTTTTTCAGATTCATCATTAGCCGCTTTGTTTGCATCTATATCTCTAATCTGCATGTTGTATTGGAACTCAAGTTGCATTAACTGCATTTTAGACTGTACTTCCAATTGCATTTTTCTTTCATCAAGTTGAGATTCTATTTGCATAAGCTGTGCTTTTTGCTCTGTAATAACTTGATTCTTTTGTATTTCAGCTTGAGCGGCAACTTGCTGTGCTTGAGCATTAGCCTGAGCTTGAGCTTGAATGTTCTGCTGCTGCATAGCTTGATCTCTCTGAAGTTTCTTTTTTCTTCTAATCTTCAGTACTTGATTAGCTAACTTTATGTTTCTTATTTCTCTAATATCTATAGCGTCTTCTAAATCAATTAACCCTGCAGATAAAGCTGTTTGAATATTGTTTTCTAACATTTGCTTTTCTTCATCATCAGGCGTAAGCTCTAAAAATATACCAAAATCGTATAAATGAAGATCCCCCATTTCTTGGAGAGTCGCTACGTTGTGTCCACCTATTTTTTGTATAAACGCATCTCTAGTTGGAGAATACTCTAATACATCTGAAACTCTCAATGATAGACACTCCGCTAAGTCGGCAGTTAAAAATAAACCAGCTGTAAGTATGTGTCTTGTAGCTGTGTTTGAATTTGCTGCTGCAATCTTTTGTATACCAACTAACGCTTTAGAATCCGGTGTTGATCCATCTCTAGCTTCATTCAATCCAGTCGTATCTCTTATCATTTGCAGATAATAGTTATACGTTTGAATTAAAGATGCCATTTTATTTCCACCAGCACCACTAGTTATTTCTTGAATAGGTACTTTGCCAGGGTTCATATCCCCTTCCTGTGTAAATGACCTACCAATCACAGAACCTGTTTGGAAAAACATATTCAATGCTTCCTGCGGGTTGTAATTAGTACCGTTACCTAAATCAATTTCAGCTAAACCGTCAGCATCAAGATAAACACCGTCTGGTACCATTCTTGATAATACTTGCTGTAGCTTTAAATGCGTAAGTTGAATCATATCTGCAAACCCTGTTATACGGCTTACTAAAGATTCAATTTTACCTTTATACATTCTTGGGGCTACAATGCTGTAGTTCATTTTAACTTTAGTATGATCGCTTTTAGGTCGCATCATATTTTTAGCTAATTCCCATTGAAGTAAATAATCAGTACCTAATATAAGTACACCTTCATATAACACTTCTAAGGACCTAGATAATTTTCCAAACTGTTCTTCAAGCATCTCAACAGGTGGATCAAACTGATCGTCTCTGAGCACTACCTTTGAAGCTCCAGTAGCAGTTTCTTTAACCTTGTAAACCTCATTCATGTAAGTTTTGAAGTTAAAATATAAAACTTGCACTGTATTAACATCTGGACTTGCAGAGTTATTTAAAGGGCGATCATAATAACTGTTGCTTTGATACGATGTCTTAGATATCCTTTCCAAATCTTCATTTGTTAAATTTGGAAATTGTTTTTTAATTTCGTTTATAGTAACATCTTTAACTTCGCCTACATAATATATGTCTTGAAAATTAGGATCTTCTGTATAGGAATAAACTAAATTAGCAGGATCTACATATTCCACCATAATACCTTCTGATAGTGTAAATCTATTTTTTACAGCACCAATACCTATAGTAGTTAAATCATAATAAAAACGCTTTTTAGTTAAATCGTAATTATTGCCATCAAGCAAAGTGTTTATTGCTTGCTCTTCGGCTATTTCTACAGCTTGCTTATATGTAAGCTGCATATGGACTTCTAGTTCTTCACGTGTTTCAGGTAAATCCTCTTCAGGGTTTTCAAATAACGCAATATTAAAGTTCTCTTGTACAAAATTGCTAAGGTCTTTTGTGTACATATCTCTAAGTACACTCTCCATATATTCCGTTCTTTTGCTAACACCATACGGATCTTGTGAATATGCTTTTATATCAAAGGCTCTTTCTGATATCCCATTAACTACTATATCAACAAATTTTGGTATAATAGGTACAGGCTTCCAGTCTAAGTTTAGATAAGATAAATCACCATTAATAGATAATTCATCTTTATACTTCTGTATTGGCTGTTCACCTCTAGCGTATAACCTTAACTTATGAAACGTATGTTGGTTGCTTCGATATCTATTAGTACCAGAATCTAATTGAAACCATTCATCTTGAATAGCTCTACCAACCTTAAGCCCATACTCAGGTGACATTTTTTCAGCATCACTAGCTACTTGACTAGGAAAAGTACTTTTTACAATTGACTCAGCCATATTTATTTTATTATTTTTGAAATTGAATCGCCGTTACTGTATTTAGCGATGCTTAAGTTTAATTTTCTTTTTTGCATAATCGGGTTAGGTCTATATAAGTTTTTATTACAAGCCATTATAGCTAGTCCTGAACTAATAGCTGCATCATACTTTGTTCTATTATTTATATCAAATTTAGCCCAATCATTTAATGTTTCACTAAAATATAAATCCCCATAATTGCCATCTTCTTTCAGTCCAACATGCTTATCTATATAGGACTCAATAGCTGCAGCGTGAGCTTGTTTTATATCTTCGCTTGAATTTGGTATACCACCTATTTCTTTTTCTGCTGTAGATAATTTATTCCAAAGTTTATCAGGTCTATTCATTGAATATCCTCTATAACCTCTTCTTTTAAAATAATACAACAATCTAGGTTTATTATTTTCTGCTAGTAATGGCATACCGTAAAATATGCACGCCATAAGCACATCTTCAAAAAATATTTCAGCAGTTTGAGGTCTTGCAATGTATTCTAGAAAAAAAGTATTAGGTGGAGCATCTTCCATACTAAACTTTGTTAAACCGTGCAAAGCACCTTTTGAACCATTACCACCAACTGTTCCGGATATATCATAGCTATCACATCCAAACGCACCCATATGTTCATTACCTGGGTATTTCATTCCGTTTTTTATAACTTGCCTGTTTTGGATATCATAACTAGGAACCCAAGTTATTTTAAATCTTCCTTGCTGATTTGGAGTAAATAAAACTTTTGAATCTTTTATTCCATTCTCCCAGCTAAAGTTACCAGTACTCACTACACTTGTGTTTCGTAAATCTTGGTTATAATCAATTTGTTCGTATATTTTTGCTAAATTAAATAAGCTACTCTTAGTTTCGTCTCTAAACGCATGCTCTTCTGTACGTGGAAATTGTCTGTAAAATTCATTTAAAGCATCCTGATCGCTTTTTAAACCTTCAGCTTCGTTATTCCAATGCTCAACAATTCCAATCTCTATAGGGTCTCCATATGGCCCTAAAACTTCTTCTGCTGGCGTATCAAATACAGGATGTCCGTATTCATCAATAAAACCCTCATAATTCCATTCCATTGGAATAAATAAAGAATATAAACCTGATTTGGTTTGACCATTCTTATTTCTTTTGGTAACATCAGAAGCGTAATAAAGCTTTTTAAAGTTTTCACCCCCTTTGTCTAAAGCGTTTGATGTTGACCCCATCATACACTTACCTATAATTCTAGCTCCTAAACGTAAACACGTTTTAGTTACACGCCAGTTATTTAATATATTGTCTGGTCTTTCCCATTTTCCACTTTCATCGTGTACTAGTAGTTTTAATTTCTCACCATCATAAGAGTTGTCACCAGTGTTTTTCCAGTCAATAGTTGTGTCTAACCCTTCTAATATTTCGTCATTTTGTTTGTTCTGTATAGACTTTCTCGTAAGTCTTGATGCGGGTATTCTATAAGCTAATTCTGTTTTTGGACGATCCATACCGTCTTGTATTGGCTTAAAGAAAAAAGGGTAGTTGACTGATATTGGTACTACTTTGTCTGTAAACATTTTTTTAGCATCAGACCCTGACTTTGATAATATACCAAATCTTGCATCACTTGATATTGTAGCAAGGTTTACCGTTTCACCTGACGCCATAAAAGAAAATCCGGAACGCCTGTTCTTAAGATAGGCCATACCGTAGCATCTGGAATCCGCTTTACACGCTTCCCAGAATATAAAAAATAATCTATTGGCTTCTCTAAATTCAGGCTGGCCGACGTCAATTTTAGACCATTGCAAGTACATAAAGTGAGTACCAGTAATGTAAGTAGCCAAACCCTTATTATTGAACCAATGCCCTTCTTCACGGCGTTTAAATTGTTCATCTATATATGGTTCCCATTTATTTTGGAATTCTTCAGGATAGTCTCTCCAATCGAATACACTTTGTATTTGCTTTAATTCTTTTGGATAATCTTCAACTGTCCATTTATCATTTGTTTTGTCTATTTTAGAAGGAGCTTTTGGAAGAGCTATTCTAAAACCTTGTATTTCGTATATCTCACCTATTTGCCCAGTCTTGCTTATTACAACAATGTCATGTTCCTTGTTATATCCATACTTCCATTTCTTAGCTTTATTAAGCCTAGATATAGTCGTAAGTTTTATAGGTTCAACAATTTTATATAAAGTCTGCTCGTACATTACTTAGATCTTTTTTCAGCAAACCCACTAAAAGACTTCTTAGCTACCTCTTCTTTAGGTTTGTTATCAAGCATGTCTTGCTCTTCCTTTATCCTATTTAATATTTCAAAAGCATCAAATATCGCAAGCTTTTTTGTAGCAGCCGCATTCTTAAGCCTATCAGCTGATATATCATCGTCAGAATCAACTATAGCTTCTTTTGCCACTTTAATTAATTCCTCAACTGCTTTGTGTCCAGCTTGGATTATATTCGACTTCGTTTCCTTGATATTCATATTTAATTGTAATTTGATTGGTTGGCACTCTATATAGTCTTTCTTTTTCAATGAAAAACTCATATTCCATACCTACTTTGAAAGAAACTAAAGATTCTTTTTCTATGCTTCCATCTGTATATTTAACAATACCGAGCCCAGGTTTTTCAAAATCTATAGAAAACATTTTGTCTTCCTTTATAGGCTTTATAAAACAAAACCCTTTTTCTGCTTTCCATTCATTACCTGACTTATAAGCATATATTTGATCCGGTTGAGCAAAGTATTTATCTTCTTCGAAATAGCTTTTGCTATTTTTTTCATTACCTCTAACGTCGTAAAACCTTCTAAAAACATTATGATGTAATATAACTTCATCACCTTTTTTTATATTAGTATTTCCAAGTAATGGTTTTGATAAAACTATACCTTGCCTACTTACGTAATTATGGTTTTGTAGCTCCGTGTTTAACAGCAGCTCCTTGCCTTCAATTATTTTAGATGAAGTTGATCTATTTGTTTTTGGTCTTACTATAAAATTAAAAATTGATTTCATTAATACTGTAGATCATATTCAATTGCAATTGCCATGTTTTTATTAAAGTCTTTCCAAGGCAATAATTCATTTCCTTTCTTTATATATATAGAATACTTATTTTCTTCTTCTATTATATTAGCTATAGTATGACCGCCATATACTTCCTGTCCAACAGAATAGTGCATAGCGTCATTCTTATAGTCTCTCCCAATACTAATTTTCCGTACTAGGCTCATTATCTAACTTCTTGTAAGATCCGTCGTTTATGTCTATAGTTATGTCTCCATAGGTACTTCTCAGCTCTTCTTGAAATTTTTGTAAATCTTCTTGAACTTTACTAGCCCCGTGTAATATTTGGTGTTTTTCAATTTCTAGCTCACCTAGTTTTAGCTGATGCTGATTAAAATTTTTAACTAAATCTTGTAATTTAACTAACTCTTCTTCTTTAATTGCTTTTACTTTTTCCATTTTATTAAATTTAATTGTTATTTATAAGTTTATTATTACGTGTAAACTTAATTATTTACTCTCCTATTGTCATAGTTACAGAAGTTGGGTTTATTAAAGCTTCTATTTGACCAGCAATATTAGCTTCTATAGATGCTACTTGCTCTTCGCCCATAGCTTCTTTTGTCCACTCAACAACTATTTCGTTAGTTAAGTCTTTAAATGGTATAAAATCACCACCTTCATTTAAAGGTACAATTTGAGTACCTATATTAGTTACTGAATAATCTCCATTAACCCCTGTTACTGTCCAGTGTACGTTATATACTACATCCGTCTGCCCTTCTTCTTGAGGGTATACATCTACTGTTTTACAATTCCAATCGTAAGTTGCTGCCATTTTTATTTATTTTCTAAATTTTGAATTCTTGTTTCTAGTTGTTCTATTTTTGATACAGCTTCTTGAAGAGCTGCTGTTAATAAAGGCACTACTTTAGCTTGATCTATCCCTTGATACGCAGGCTCGTTGTTTTCATCAACTGCATCTTTTTCACCTGAAACAGCCTCTGGTATTACCTCAGCTAACTCGTGAGCTATAAAGCCATCTACTTTATAATCGCTTGGTCCTTCTTTCCAGCTAAACCTATTAGGTTTTAATTCTTTTAATCTACTTACTGCGTCGTTTATAGGTGTAATATTTTCTTTAAGCCTATAATCCGAGGTTGTGTTATATTGAACACCATATTGGTTCATAGATATGTAGCCCCTAACAGCATAGCTAGATCTTATGAATTCTATAATTCGTAGCGGAGTGCTGGTAGAAGACGCTGTAGATCTTATTCTCATTAGCTGAGAAGATGTTGTAGATGTAGATCCTTGTATATAAAGCTTAGAAGAAGGAGCAGTTTCTCCAATACCAACGTTTCCAGAGCTATTAATAACCATTTTTTGAGCTCCGTTGGTCCAAAACTCCATGTTATTATTGGCCATCTCGTATCTAACCCTACCTAAAGTTTGCGTTGCTGCATTACCAAACCAAAGCTCAGCTTCATTAGCTGCTGTTAAAGTAACAAAATTCCTATTGCTGACCGTGCTTTCAAATATAGCTGATGTTCCAGAGGAAGGTGACCAAGTTCTTAAAAGACCGTTTGATACGTGAAGTTTAGCTTGAGGAGTAGAGTTACCAATACCGAAATTGCCATTAGCGTGCAATGTTGCTCTTATAGAGTTTGATGTTCCTATATATATATTAGAACTATATTCATTTAACAACTCTAAATCGTTTGTATTTGTTTTATAGCCTAATCTGCTTACAACTGCTCCTCCATCTTGCTTTAGTATTATTTGGGCATTATCAGTTTCGGTAACATTATCGCTATCAGCTTCTATAAGTAGTCTAGCTGGACCAGTTGAGCGTAAATGCAATAGCTCTGAAGGGCTGTTTGTTCCAATACCAACATCGCCATTATTAAGTATTGAAAGTTTTTGAGTAGGAGCTGAAGTTCCTGTGCCAGACAAGAAGTCAAATCTAGTACCAGCTACATAGTTAATTTCTGCTTGACTATTAGCTTGTCCTGTTTTTTTATATCTTAAACCACCTAGATTGGCGCCAGTGCCTCTATTAGATTCTATATCTAAAGAAGCATAACCGCTATTAGTGTTTTTTATTCTTATGCCACTAGCACTTGCTGTAGATTCCACTTCAAGCTTAACGTCTGGAGTAGTCGTTCCGATTCCAACGTTGCCGCCAAGCGGTTGAAGGTTTAGGTTGTATAATGTGGTATTGCCATCTGCTCTTTGACTTTGAATAAAACTCCATCCGGCGCCTGCAACACCCATGTTGATGCCGTAGGATTTATTTACGTTAGAAACAAACAGTCCTCCAGTCGCAGTTCCTGCTGTAGGAGCGTCGCTACCGCTTGCGCTAGCCACGTGGAGTTTTGTCTTTGGGTCAGTAGTGTTAATACCAACGTTGCCTAAGTCATCAATAGTCATTCTATCTATAAGCGTTGTGTTTGGATTTGGGTTGGTACCGCTGTAAGCCAAGGTTGAGAACCTTATTTCGCCTCCTTGATTTCCACTACCATTCATTATAGTGTAAATCTTAGCTGTTTGACCCGTGTAATTGCCTCCATTTTTAAACGCAATACCTGTTGTCATGTTTGCTGCCCAGCCATAATTTTCCAAAAGCAACATGTCAGAGCTTGAAGCTGTAGGTGTTTTTATGTGTAATTTAGATTCTGGGTCGGTCTCTCCAATACCAACATTGCCGCCGTTTAATATGGTCATTTTTGTATCTGAAAACTGAACGTTTCCAGTATCAGGTGCAGAGTCTAAAGCAAAGTGCATATCACTTCTTCCCCAACTGCCATTCGCATTTCTAGCTATAATAGCCGCTTTTTCAAAACCGGTTTCAGTAGCAATAGTGCTAAACTTTAAAGTAGCCTCTGTTCCAGCGGCGTTATTGTAAGCTAGTATTTTTACGTCAGTATTAGAAGTTCCATTTCTAACAGTAAGTTTTTCACTTGGGCTAGTTGTTCCAATACCTACGTTATTGTTGTAGATAACCATTTGAGAGGAACCTTGGGTTTTAAAGTCATAAGAGGTGTATGGCTGAGCCGTAGTTCCACCTATATTTCCATCCCATTCCCACGTATTATTGTATTGAAAATAACGGTTAAAGGCCTCAGGCGTGTTTGGCGAGCGTTTTAAGTTTAAACTGTAAGTCATGTAGTCGCTAGCCCCACCTATAATGTCTATTGTTCCACCTCCTCCATAAGAATTACCATCTCCTATTAAAGTTAGCTTCGCAGCGGAGCTAGAACCTGAATCTATAATAACGCCAGTAGTTCCTACAACTTCTAATTTAGCGTCAGGAGTAATCGTTCCAATACCTAATCTCTGGTTAGCGTGGTCTACATATAATGGAGTCGGCACGTCGTTAACACGTCCCGCGCCAAATACCTCTATAGTACCATTAGTATTATCATCTCTAATTACAACACCTACTTTTTGAATATACTTTACTCCAGTTGGTTTTGTAGTAGTAAGACCTCCTGGAGCGTCACTTACAAACACCTCGTCGCCAACCTGAAAAGCAGATGTATCAATACCTGACACCTTACCAAACATGATAGCATCACCCTCGTCGTTGTTACCGCCAGCCGCATCTAAATCTTCGTTTAGTATACCTAAAGCTGGCATTCTGCCTGCAGCGTTATTGTCAGCTAAAGCAACTTCAATTAAGTTGCCGCTTGGTGGAGAGATAGATACATTTTCGCATATAACTTGACCTTTGGTCATTGCAGATAACGTAGAGTTTTTAACTCTTAAAATAACAGACTTAGCTTTATCAGCTTCTCCCGCTACAACGTCACCTTGGTCTATCCACTCGACGCCAGCTACGCCGTTTCCGTCTACTCCTAGTGAAGAAAGTATTTTCCCATCGGTTCCAGCTGAACCAGCTGAATCTTCAATACCAGCTTGAGACTCTATGTTACTTTTAAACTTCATAAATTAAATTTTATTTTTATTGTTACCCTATTTTCTGCACTAGGATAGTAATGTCTGTTGCTTCTGCTGCAGCTATAGTAGCTACAGAAGTTGAAGGGCTTCCCACTCCACTTGTTGTTGTTCTAGTAACATCACAGTGAACTGTATCTCCAGAGGAGTTTATAGTTTGAACTAATGTGTTTATTCCAAAATTGTGATTAACAGTTCCAGATAAAGAACCTGCTGTAATTACACCCGTTGCAGACGTGTTTAGTTCTACAAAACCAGAGGCGCTAACTGTAAAGTCGTCTTCATTGTAGCGAGATATCCCAATTACAGCGGCGTCAGCGCCAGTGTTTGTTCCAGCTGTAGCAAAATCAACATTGTTTTGAACGGTTGTCCAATCGGCTAAAGCTGTAGGAGCGTCTACTTTAGCGATAAGCAGATCACCTACTCTAACTTGTTCATTAAAGAAAACCCCATCAACCGTTACAGTATATGCCCAACCTGTTTTGATATTATTAGGATTTGGGTTGCTGTCTAAGTTAGGTGTATTCTGGTCAGCGTCATACCCGCCTTTGTATATTAATCCACCGGCAACAGCAGTATCAATGTAATTTTTTACTAACGTTAAAGCTTCTGCTGGTATATCTCCAAAAGTTGTTTTCTTAACAACATAGGTGTCAAGTACTGGATCTACATTATCTGTATAATTACTAAAAGGTATTGTATCATCAGCGGCAGCTGTTGCGCTTCCTTGATTAACTATGTAGTTATTTTCAACACCAGCTCCGCCATCTAATTTTAAGCCTACCTCCAACTGCTTACTCGTAGTTGCTTGTCCTGTTAGATTAGAAGTTAAATCTCCACTTGCGGCTATTTTAATAGTGTCGCCTGATGCTATCGTGCCGGTTATAGCAGGATTTGCATTATCGCTTAAAGTGAACTGATAAGTGTCTTGTGATACTTTACTCCACTCGTAAGTTGGAGGCGTAGTAGCAGGTATTACTTCTATACCTACTCTAAGCTCGTTATCTGTCGTGTTGTAATACAATTGACCCTCTCTGGGCGTCCCAGCAGCAGCGTCGTTTACTTCGTTTTGAATTCTTGG